TAATTTGGTTTTTTAAAAAATAAATGTTATATTGTGCTAAAAGTTATAGATATGGTAAATAAACTGTTTTCTCAAGAAACTATTTTTATCCAAATAGCATCTTATCGTGATCCTCAATTACTTCCCACTATTAAGGATTGCATTGAAAAAGCTAAACACCCTGAAAATTTAAGATTTGGAATTGCATGGCAACATTCTTCTGAAGATACTTGGGATAACTTAGATGAATATAAAAATGATTCTAGATTTAAAATTGTAGATATTAATTATAAAGATTCTAAGGGGGCATGTTGGGCAAGAAATCAATTACAACAAAAATACAACAATGAAAAATATACATTGCAACTTGATTCACATCATAGATTTATTCAAGATTGGGATAGTGAATTAATATTAATGGTCAAACATCTCCAAGATAAAGGCCATAAAAAACCACTATTAACTTCATATATTTCTTCATTTAATCCTGATAATGATCCATCTGAAAGGATGCAAGAACCTTGGTGGATGACTTTTGATAGATTTATTCCTGAAGGAGCTGTATTTTTTCTTCCTGCGACTATCCCGGGATGGCAAGATATAACAGAACCAATTCCCTCTCGTTTTTACTCAGCTCATTTTGCATTTACATTAGGAAAATTTTGTAAAGAGGTTCCACACGATCCCGAATATTATTTTCACGGAGAAGAAATTTCAATCGCAGCCCGAGCATATACTTGGGGGTATGATTTATTTCACCCACACAAAGTTGTCGCTTGGCATGAATATACTCGTAAAGGTAGAACTAAACAGTGGGATGATGATCCTGAGTGGGGTCAGCTAAATGCTATTTCCCATAAACGAAATCGTGTTCTTTTTGAAATGGATGGTGAATGTAGATGCCAGATAAATTTTGGAATTTATGGGTTTGGTAAAGAACGTAATTTAGAAGATTATGAAAAATATGCAGGTATTAGATTTAAAGATAGAAGTGTTCAACAGTATACTTTAGATAATAATATTGCCCCCAACCCAATCATTAAAGATCCAGTAGAATATGACCAATCATTCTTATCAGTGTTTAAACATTGTATTGATATAGGATTTAATCAAATTCCTTTAGATGATTATGATGTATTTGCTGTGGCATTTGAAGATATTAATGGAAATGAAATCCATCGTCAAGATGCAATGCCTGATGAAATTCAACGTATTAAAAATGATCCTGATGGGTATGGAAAAATTTGGAGAGTATTTAATACTAAAACCAAACCTTCAAGATGGATTGTTTGGCCCCATTCTATTTCTCAAGGATGGATGGAAAGAATTACTGGAAACTTACCGTGATACCATATGCAGATTATTGGTAATGGAATGATTGCTAAATCATTTAAAAATTTTAATCTTGCAAATACCTGCATTTTTGCTAGTGGAGTAGCAGATTCAACTGAAACTGATTTACTTTTATATAAAAAAGAATTTGAATTATTAAAAAAAACAATTAATCAATTTCCACAATTTAAATTTATATATTTTAGTACTCTTAGTATTTTTAAATTTGAATATAATGAATATGTTAAACATAAATTATTTATAGAAAATTATATAGAAAATAATTTAGATAACTATTTAATATTAAGATTACCTAATATAGTAGGTCAAACTGTTAATTCTAAACAACTTTTACCTTTTTTATTTCAAAAAATATCTAGTAATAGTGAAATTAATGTTAAAAATAATACTTATAGAGATTTAATAGATGTAGAAGATTTACCTAAAATTGTTAAATTTTTAATTGAAAAAAATATTGTGGGTAAAATTAACATAAGTTTAAATAATAAAATTACAGTTACAGATATAATTGATACTTTAAAAGACATAAATGGTATTTCTACTACAAAAATAAATAAAATAAATATTAACGATACAATATATTATACTAATGATCTATTAAATTATGATTTTGACTTCACTCAAAAATCTTTAAACACTGATCCTATTAATATTATAAAAAAATACTATACAATTTGTGAATAAAATATACATAGCTCAATATTACACCGAAAATCTGACTCATGGTCCATTTGCTGAAAAAATAAACCAAAAATATGCAAATGAAATGGGTTATGGGTATTACTGTGAAAAATCAACAAAAGATATAAGAGATTTTTTAAAAGGCATAGCCCCTACTTGGTACAAATCCAAACTAATTTTAGATGTATTTGATAAATACAATCCAGAATATGTTCTATTTTTAGATACAGATGCTATTATATCAAATCCTAATATTAAAATTGAAGAATTTATTGATTCTAAATATAATTTTATAGCTGCTAAAGATATGAGTCATCATAGTATTATGAATGCAGGAGTATTTTTAATAAAGAATAATAAATGGTCTAGAAACTTTTTACAAAAATGGTTTGAATGTTCATTTAAATTAAAACCTATAGATTGCACTTATAAACCTGAAGCTATGGAACATGATCTAAACTCAGAAGGATTCTATTCTGATAGATTATGGATGGATCAAACAGCTCTTACTTATTTATATCATGACCAAAGTAAGTTTAAAGATAAAATGAAAGTAATTTCAAATGAAAGTTTTAATTGGTACAGATATAATGAAGGTAATTTTATTTTTCATGCCTACATGTATGGGACAATCCCTAACAGAACAATTGATGTAATATATAATACAATCTTTAACAAATAAAAAATAATATGACTCTATCAGAAATAGCTAAAATTTACCCTACAGATAAAGATTTTACCCATGATTATTATAATAAAGTATATGAAAAATACTTTTTTCCTATAAAAGAAGATGTAAAACTAGTTTGTGAGATAGGAATTGGGGGATTTTGGACAGAAGTAAATTGGATAAATGGCAATTCTTTAAAAGTATGGAGAGATTATTTTTCTAACGCTCAAATTTTAGGATTAGATATTAACAAACATACTGATATTGAAGATTTAGATCGGATAGATATTGATTGGATTGACCAATCAAAAAAAGATTTAGTAATTGAATATTCAGATAAACTCCATAATTATGATATTATAGTAGATGATGGATCTCATAATGTATATGATCAACAAATAACTTTAGCTTATTTTTTTAAATCTCTTAAATCTGGGGGGATTTATGTTTTAGAAGATCTACATAGTAGTATTGAAGTAAATATTCCTGAAAAAACTAAATTATGGGGATGGGGAGAACCGGGCTTTATCACTCCTTTAGAATTGCTAGAAAATTATCAAAAAACAGGTAAAATTATCTCCGATTACCTAACAGATAGTGAAAAACAATATTTAAAAGAAAATATAGCAAGTGTTGAAATTTTTCACCTAGCTCCTACAAGTATTACTTCGATTATAATTAAAAAATAGTTTTTATGAATCGTGATGTTACAATAGTTACGGGTTTATGGGATTTAAAAAGAGGAGATATTGATGGGTGGGGTAAAAGAGATTTCCAACAATATAAAGATCGATTCTTTGAGTTACTACAATCAGATGCCCAAATGTGTATTTGGATCCCTAAAGAATTAGAACAAGAAGTTTTAAAAATTAGAGGAGATAAACCTACACAGATATATTTTAAAGAACTAGAAGATTTTAAAACGTGGTTTCCATTTTTTGATAAGGTACAAAAAATAAGAACTAGCCCTAAATGGATTAACTTTGCAGGATGGCTCGCTGAATCCCCCCAAGGTGCTTTAGAATTTTATAACCCCATGATGATGTGTAAAATGTTCATGGTAAATGATACCGCTATATTTAATCCATTTGATTCAAATTATTTTTATTGGATTGATGGAGGGCTAACATCTACAGTAAATCAAGGATATTTTACATATGATAATATTTTAGATAACTTACAAAATTATACTGATAGTATAGATAAATTTACATTTATTCAATATCCTTATACTTCAAATGAAGAAATACATGGATTTGAAAGAAAAAAAATGGCTGAATATTGTAGGGTTGATTTTGTAGATAAAATTTCTAGAGGTGGTTTTTGGGGAGGAACAAAAGAACAAATTCATAAAATAAACAATTTATACTATTCTATCCTTCATAATACCATAAATGAAGGATACATGGGTGCTGATGAATGTTTATTTACAATATTATCATACCAAAATCCAGAACTAATAAATAATTTTGAAATAGAAGGAAATGGTTTGGTATGGCCATTTTTTGAAAATCTTAAACAATACACAAAATCTTCCTCAAAACCCCAATCTAAAATAGGACTATATGTAATTACTTATAATAGCCCAAAACAGTTTAAAACACTTATAGAATCAATGTTGCAATATGATTCTAATTTTATAACCCAACCACAAAAATTTTTATTAGATAATTCTCTTAATTTAGAAACACAAGATGAATATTTAAAAATTTGTAAAGAATATAATTTTACACATATAAAAAAAGATAATATAGGGATATGCGGTGGAAGGCAATTTATAGCAGAACACGCCCATGAAATTAATTTAGATGCTTATTTCTTTTTTGAAGATGATATGTTTTTTTACCCCAAAGAAGGTACAATATGTCGAAATGGATTTAATAGAAAAGTAAATAATCTATACCATAATTCTATTAAAATACTTAACAAAGAAAAATTTGATTTTTTAAAATTATCCTACTCTGAATTTTATGGGGACAATGGAAAACAGTGGGCTTGGTATAATGTTCCTCAATCTATAAGAGATAAATATTTTCCCGAATACAATAAACTTCCTAATAGTGGAATTGACATTAATTCTCCATCAACCCAATTTAATACCATTGGTTCTTTAGAAGGTATCCCTTACATTAGTGGAGAAATTTACTACTCTAATTGGCCGCAAATAGTATCTAAAGATGGAAATAAAAAAATGTTTCTAGACACAAAGTGGGGACATCCTTTTGAACAAACATGGATGTCTCATATATTCCAAGAAACCAAAAATAATAATATTAAACCCGGGCTATTACTAATCACTCCTACAGAACACGATAGATTTGATCATTATAAAGCCGAAGAACGACGAGAAAATTAATTATGAATTGGCTATATAAAGGAAATACAATTAAGGACATATCCCAATTCCCAGAAGACACATACGGTTTTGTTTACATTGTAACCCACACCCCTACAAATAAATCCTACATTGGTAAAAAAGTACTTTACTTTAATAAAAAAACCAAACTAGGTAAAAAAGAAATAGCTATACAAACGGGTCCAGGCAGAAAATCTACTACTAAAATAGTCATCAAAGAATCAGATTGGGGAACATATTACGGATCTGAACCAGAAATTAAAAAATTACTAGCTGAAGGCAAACACAACGAATTTGAAAGAGTTATTTTAAAATTGGTAGGCAACAAAAAATTGCTTACGTATTTTGAGATTAAATATCAATTCATGTACGAGGTTTTAGAACACCCAAACGAGTGGTTTAACCATAATATTTTAGGAAAATTTTTCTCCAAGGATTTTTTGTCTTCCTAAACCCAATATATTATATTGATAGCTATGGTAAATCAACTACTGCTAGCACTAGTAAATTCGGTTTTAAGCGTCGGCAAACCCACAGCCCGAAACAATTACGCTTACCATTGTCCTTTTTGTCACCACGTTAAGCCTAAGTTAGAGGTTAACTTAACAGAAAACAAAGAAGGTAAAAACCCATGGCACTGCTGGGCTTGCGATACGCGAGGAAACAGCATTTATAGCTTATTTAAGCAGTGTAAAACCACACCTGAAAACATATCTAAAGTTAAATCTTTAGTATCCTCCTCTAACTATTCAATTAAAGATCTTCAAACGGTAAACACCGTGTCTTTACCCGAAGAATATGTTAGTTTGGTATGCCCCGACCCAAATGATATCATGGCTAAACACGCGTTAGCCTACCTAAAAAAACGTAATATTAATCAATACGACGTAATAAAATATAACATTGGATATTGTTCTAAAGGTCTGTATGCTAATA